GGCGCTTCTGCCGCCCGCTGCGCCTGATAGATGAGCAACACATCGCCCCACGTCCGGGCGTCGATGTGCGCCAGGTCCGCGAAGGTGATGGCTACACCACCTTCAACGAGTCGATGGGCTCCCCTGACGTCGAGTGGGACCCTGCCCCGTTCGAGTTCGTCGAGGAGCCTGTCGCTTCCCCCGGCGTGCGCGTGTTCATCTCCACGATGGTGCGTGCCGCCCAATCCCGCGTCTCCGCGTCGAGTTGGCGCTTGTTCTCATCGTTGCAGGGCTGCTCATACGACCAGGCCGCCACGCCGTACTTGATCAACGCCTCCTTGTCGTAGAAGTCGACCGGGTCCGGCGTGGCGGCGTTGTCCCGCCCCTGGATAGCCGTCACCAGGTCCTGCCCCATCGCCTTCATCTGGGCCAGCGTCTTGTCGCGCTCGATGGCCTGCGCCTCGTCCAGTTCCCGCCCCGACAGGGTGCGGAACTTCACCCACTGCCCCGGCTCGTGCGGGATCGGAACCTCGTCCGTAATCTTGCCTGCCAACATGGTTGTTACCCCCGTGACTGAATTGACCTGGGTTGGATTAGGCCGGGAAGGCCGTGAGTGCGTTCACCACCGTGACGCCCATCTGGTTTCCACTCGTGACGTCGTAGGCGCTAAGGAAGTGAGCGCGTGCGCTCAGGTTGCCCTCTCGGTCGCCGCCTCGGTCTGTCAGCGAGTCCTCCGCGTGGTAGGCCGAGGTGTTGAGGATCAGGCTGTACGTGCCTGCGCCGAGCGTGGCACCCGTCAGCTTGAACTGGATGAACCGCGCCGTGTTGGCAATCTTCAGCGCCTCTTCCGTCTGCACGAAGGCGGCGGAGTCGGGGTCGTGAACGATGTCCATCTCGATCTCGACCTCGGGCCGTGCGAACTCGGGCTGCGTGAAGTCCAGGCTGCTCCGGTTGTCCAGGTAGAAGCCGGGGTGGACGTTGTTGCGGTATGTCCAGCGGAAGCCGTAAAGCTGTGCGGAAATTTGGGTGCTGCCGAGGCTCGCCCATGCTGGATCGATGTAGCCCGCCCAGCGAAGGTTCGCCGCATAATTCAGCACCGGAACAGCCAGCGCGCCCGTCATGGTGGAGTCGGCCGAAGCGCGCCCCATCGCCACGACTCGCATCTCTGCCAGCCCGTCCGACGTAGCCGTGATTTCCAGCTCCGAAACCCAGGCGTACCCAAACTCCATCTCGGCGTTGTCGTCGGGACTTCGTTCGACATACTCAATGGTGTAGTAGTCCAGCGCGGGCGGCGTCGAGGTCGATGGCAGGAACGCCCACGTCTTGTCTGCGCCTGCGCCCGTGGGCGTCACCGCGCCCTTCACGCCGGACAGGAGCGGCCACAGAATCTGCTCGAAGTCGAGCGGACAGGTGAACTCCAGCCGCGACCCGTGCCGTGTCGTGACCGGGCCACGTGGCACGCGAGCGAAGACGCCCGAGTTCTGGTCGGAGAACTCGAACTGGCCTTGCTCGCGGGAATATGCACCGTTCCCAATTAGCCGCCGAGAAGCCGCGACGAGCGTGCCAGGCGTCGTCTCTTTCCCTATTTGGATTGTTTCCAGAATCTTGAGGCCTGACGAGATTTTCTAACCCTCCTTACAGTACAGATGGGTGAAGAATGGTATACTCCAACCATGAGACTGCACTCGTGCGAACAATGCGGAGGACCCCGCAGGTCGCTTACCCAATTTGTTTGTTCCAGGTGCCGTAAACACCCGAAGGATGCTTGCCCCGAATGTGGGGGAGAAAAGGGAATTGATCGCCCTCGCTGCCTTCGTTGCCATGCCGCTGCGAATGCGCGAGCCTCTGGCCCCTCCCGGCGCCGACGCGTCACGCTCAAATGCGAGCACTGCGCTAAAGAGTTTGAGGTCAAGCAAGCACTGGCCGCTCGACGGTTCTGTTCGCGCCCTTGCCGTGACGCTGGACTGAAAGGCGTGGCGCTCCGCACGTACCCCGATCGCGTGCTCAAGACTTGTCTGTACTGCGGCAACGAATTCTCTGTGCCGCCGTCGCTTGCCATTCTTCAGTGTTGCAGTCGAGGCTGCACAGACGCTTACTTTGTCGGGAAGAATCATCCGGGCTGGAAGGGCGGCGCCATCCGTCGCTACGGCCCCACCTGGCCTGCGGCTCAGGCCGCTGTCCGCGCTCGCGACAAGACTTGCCGAGTTTGCAACGCCACCCGCTCCAACAAGCGCGCTGAACAGCTCACGGTTCACCACATCCGACCCTTCCGCGACTTCGGTATCGAGCGACACGAAGAGGCCAACGTCCTGTCGAACCTCATCCTGCTCTGCTCGAAGTGTCATCGTTTCGCCCATAGCCGTTCCGTTAAACCTCGTCTTCCGCTTTAGCGGCGTCTTTCGCTGCCCCGCTGCTAGTTTTCGCGTACTCGTAGCACCCGCCCTTCACCAGTTCCGCCGCCGTCTTTTCGTCTTCGCAGTCGAAATCCTCTGCCGGGAACCCCGGTATGAACCCCAGCCCCTTCTCGGTGCCGATCCATGTCAGCTTCTTCACGCTTGCTCCCCCTTTGCTAGAAGGCATACGTCACCGGCTTTTTGTTCTCGACCGCCAGGTCGAAGGTCGCGCCCACGTAATTCCCACTGATCCCCTCCACGACGCCGTAATCCGTGCGCGTGGTAGTCGCTTTCAAGCACGTTCCGTTCAGGTTCAGCTTTGCCTCAAATGCCGCGTGCACCTTCTCCACCCACAAGCGGCGGGATCGCTGCGAATACTTCACGTCAGCCGCGCCAAACAGCAGGTGCATTTGAATCAAGTGCTTCTCGATTCGCAGCGATGCATATTGCTCGCGGTCGATGACCGTCTCCACCTCGTTGTTCACGAAGGCCGGGAACACGCTAATGCTGGCGGGCCACTCGTCCGTCGCCATCGCGATGTCCTTCTCGCCCGTCGGCGGCGTGATGGCCGCCTGGATGGTCACGATCTGGTCGAAGATGTCCTGGAGTTCGCTCATGGCCGGTCCCACAGCTTCCTGATCTGCTCTTCCGTCTCCGGCAACCCGTCCTTCAGCGCCTTCTCCGCCGCTTCCGACGCCGTCCGCATAAAGTACACGCCCTTTGTCCCCACGCTTTTGATCCGCCCCTGCATCACGCGCACCAGATTCGACTCGCCGGGGGCGCCCGAGATCAGTCCGTGCGACAGCATCCAGCGCTTGATCGGCGTGTACGGCGGGCGCCTGCCGGGCCGCCTGCCCTCCTCGATCGTCTGAGCCACGCCGACAATTCGCCGGATGGGCGCCACCGTCGCCGTCTTCCCCCCGTCGCTTATTTCCACCGTGATATACCGGCCCAGCGTCCCCTTGTCCGCGGCGTGCGGCTTGGCCGCCCTCTGCGCCGTCCGGTGCGCCGCCTTGCCCACCTGCTCGATGTAATCGCGCGTCGGGCGCAGCAGGCGCCGTGAGTCCAGTCGCTGCCTGAAGAGGTCCATCCCCTCAACCTTCACCATGATGGCCGCGAACTGCTGCGCCATCAGACCTGCACCTTTCGCCGGAAAGGCGCGATCAGTCGGGACACGTCCGGGTCCAGCCCCTTGAACATCTCCATCGCGCCCGTGAGGGGGTTCTGGATGACGTTGGCGTAGGCCGTCTCGCGGCGCTTCCAGTAGCGACCTGCCTGCATCAGCGTCGCGTTCACGATCTCCGGCACGTAGGCGAAGCGGTCAATCGGCTTCGCAGCGTGTGCGGCGCCGGTGGTGCCGTTCTGTGCGCGCCGGACAACCCACGACGTTCCCGATCCGCTTTCGACATAGACTTGCTCACTCTCGATTAGCAGCGTGTTGCCCACCTCGAAGTCGCCCGTCGCGCTGGTCGTCATCGCGGTAGCGGTCGCATCCGCCAGCGTCGCCGTCACCGTCATCCGGTCAACGGCGGCCGTAAACCCCCAGGGCCCCACGATCTCTAGTAGCCGGTGCTGCTCCACGAAGCTCGCCCTCTGCCCGGACGGGTTCAGCCGGATCAGCGTCTTCGGCGTCGCGTCGACGTTGTAATGGCCGTAACGCTCCAGCCAGTAATCGGCCGTCGTCAGCGTCGTCTCGAAGGTGCCGTCGCCATCCTCGTCCAGCTTGACCGTCGTGGCGGAGATCAGGTCGGGTATCCAGATTGCATCCTTGCCGTTGCCGTGCTGCACGACCGTTGCCGTCTCGGCGTAGAAGCGCCGGTCGCACTCGTCATCGACCGCACGCGACGCCGCCTCCAGGACAGCAAGCATCTCCGTCTGGTCGTCAGAGTCGAGCGTGCTCGCGTTGGCGTAGCGGCGCGAAAACGCCGCCGCGCTCGCGTAGAGGTTGGGCAACTACTTCGCCTTCCTCGTTCGCTTCTTTGGCGCGGGTTCCGTCTCGGGTGGTGCGTCCTCGCTCGGCTGTTCCTCTACGGGCTCAGGCGCTGGAGGGGGCGGAGGGGCGTCCTTATCGACAAACCCCTCCGCCCGAAAGCGCTTCAGGTCACCGGGCGCTACCAACCACTCGCGTCCCGTTTCCGGGTCCACCATGATCGTCTTCGCCACGGGCTTACCTCCGGTAAAGAACGGTGACTACGACGTGGTTAGTGATGGCGTTACCGCCGGCGATGGCGACGTTGACGCCCTGGTCAACCACGTACTTCTCCGGCGTCACGTTGTTCGTCAACGCGGCGTTCGCAGCATCGACGGCGAACTTCCGCGGGTGAACGATCACGTCCGTGGCGGAGTTGTTTAGCGCCCAGATGTTCACACCCGTTCGCTTGTCCGTGATGATGATGTCGGTGGTGGCGGGCGCGTTGGCGTCGTGGTTCACACCGATCTGCTGGATTTCTCCAGCGAACGTCTCGGAGTCCGAGTTGCCTGCACCGGAACCGGCTGAGCCGGTGGTGGTCACCCCGACAGTTGCTGACTTGATGGCGCTCATAGTGGTGCCTCCTTGCTGAGCGATTAGTCGTCGTTGGTTATTCGGTTGTTAGAAGCCGGTGATCTCGCAGAAGCCGCCGGGGCGCACAACCTTGAAGGCGACGCGCAGCGCGGCCAGGAGAGAGATCCGGCGCTTCGTGAAGTCGTTGCCGTCGAGTCCGGCGGACACCGCCAGTCCCTCGCGCAGCCAGAGCCGCGCCGAACCGGCGAAGTCACCCACGAGCGGCGTGCCGCTGGTGAAGACCGTGCTGGTGACGAGCGGGATACCCCACGCCGTCCGCGACTCCGCCTGTGACGGCGGGCCGAAGATGTACTGGAGGTTGGCGTCCTGCTCGAGGATCAAGTCCTCGAAGTCCGCGGGGTGCAACCCGATGTTATCCGGCTCGGACAGCACGCCCGCCGCCACGCGGATGGCGGTGATCCCCTTGTGGATCGCCTCGGACCGCGTGAGGCCGCCCAGCGCCTGGGTCTGGGTCGTGGCGGTGTAGATCCCCTCGATGTTCGGGGAGATGCCGTCACCGCTTGCAAGCTGCGTGTCCAGCCGGTCGAGCGCGCCGATCATCAATTCGTTCTCGATGATCGTGCGGAGCTGGCCGTGGTCGCTCATCGCCCGGTTTGTCACCGGCACGAAGTGCGTGATCTCCTGCACCGCAACGGTGTTGGTCGCGAAGGCGTATGTGCTCTCGGCGGCGGCGGTGTCTTCCGCGGTCTCAGCGGCCGCCTGGGTGCCCGCCGACTGCGAGACGTACTCGACGGTATCGCTGTCGGTCGTGCCTTGCCCCACGAGCGCGCTCAGAAGTGGCCGCTTGCGGTTGTACGCGACGAAGCCGGGGACGAGATCGTTCTGGATGAACGGCCCTGCGCTGGTCGAGCTGGCGCCCGTTACGGTCGTGGCGCCGAAGCGGGCGTTGCCCATCAGCGACTCGAACTCGTCTCGGGACAGGACATCGACCGGCATGACGCCGCCCGCGATGGCCTGCTGGAGGTTAGCGTCCGAACCGAGCGCGCCGGACGCTACCAGCCGCTGGTAGGACTCGGACTGCATGAAGCGGTCACCGATGCGGCGGGACAGAGCCTCGCGTGCTGGTGCGCCCTGCAGCGGCCGTCGCTGGGCGCCTGCTCCGGGCGTGCCAACGCCGTCGATCTCGGTGAGACGGTCGAGCTTCGCCTGGAGCTGGGCCGCCTCTTCCTTCTTCAGGTCATATGCCTTGTAAGCGGTGTCGACCTTCTCGAAGGCGTCCTGCTCGTCGGTGGATGCGCCCAGCGGGTTGATACCCGACTCGACGATGGCGGCCTTTACCTGCTCGGCTTCGGCGAAGAGGCGTGACGCCTCCTGCTCTGCCTCGACAAGTGCGGCCCGCACGTTTTCGGTTGTGATCTCCTTGCCCATTACCGTCCTCCTGCTAGAGCGATCTCCATGAGACGCTCGGCTTTGCTTCTGTCCGTTGGTGCGGGCGCCGTGTGGGTGGCGCCACTGTGGGTGTGATCCGTGGTTGTGTCATGCGGATCGGCGTACTCGACGGGCGGCATCTCCGCGAACACCCATTCGCGATCCTCGCCGTGCGGGACCATCGACGGGTCCGCTGGCGTAGTCGACGCCTTCGCCTCGGCGTTGCCGCCCAGGCGCGCCACGAGCTGATCGAACGTCATAATGCCGTCCACCATCCCGGTCGCCTTCGCCTGCTTCGCCATCAGCATCCGGCCCTGTCCGAAGCCCGCGCCGCGGGCGGTAGACGCCGGCACGCCACGGTTGCGAGCGACGGCGCCTGTGAACATCCCGTAGTATTCGTCCGCCATCCCCTGGATGTAGTCCCGCGCGTCGTCCTGTAGCGGCTCGTAAGGATTGCCCTCCGCCTTGTGCTTCCCGGCGGTGATGATCGTCACCTTGACGCCTTCGCTCGCCAGGTTCTCGGACCAGTCCTCGTGTATCGTCACGACGCCGATGCTGCCCGCCATGCCGCCGGGGGTGATGTAGACCGACTCCGCTGCACTGGCGATCCAGTAGGCGGCGCTCGCCATCTCACTGTTAGCAATCGCGGCGATCGGCTTGCGGCCCCGCGCCTCGAAGATTTCCTGCGCCAGTTCGGCGACGCCGTAGACGCTGCCGCCGGGCGAGTCGACGTCCAGCAGAATCGCCTTTACCTCGTCGTCGTTCAGTGCGGAGCGGAATGCCTGAGTGAACTGTTGCGTGCTGGTGCCGCCCGACATCTGCTGCATGATGTTCATCCGCTGGGCGATCACTCCGTACAGCGGCAGGACCGCGACGGTCCCGCTCTTGCGCGCCGCCTTGCGGACCGGCGCCGCACCGATGCGCGCCTCGATCTCCTCCGCCGAAAAGCGCACGTCTTGGAACGCCCGGAGTTGCAACAACTCCAGGATCGACTCGACCTTCTCCGGCCGCATGAGAAGCGGCTGGCCGAGTACCACGTCGATTATGTGACTGTATTTGCCCATCGCCCTCCTCGATCCCGGCGGGTAACAAAAAAAGCCCGCCTCCAGCTCCGGTGAACTGGTTGACGGGCTCTATGGCCTCGCGGAATTAAGGCGCTCTAGGCGCTCTGTCCGTATTCAGTTGGCTAGATTGTTACCCCACGGGGGTACTGCTGTCAACAGGAACTGGCGTCTTGCAGCGATCGCACCACATCTCGGTCTTACCCTGGAACGCGCCGGTCAACTTCTTACTGCACGCCGGGCAGCGCACCTCGGCCAACAGGGTGAAGGGTGGTTTGTCGATAGTCGCCGCCGCCTGTCCGTCGTCGTCAGGTTGCACGGTGACGGGAATAAAGCCGGTGTGCTTGATCGGCGGCAGACCCGCCACCTCCAGCGCGTCCTCGGGATCGTAGCCCGCCCTCACCAATCCACCGACGGCGGTCACGGACTCGACGAGCGATGACGAACTAAGGGGCATATTGATCTTGGCGGCCCTCGCGTCGTCGGCGCTCTTCGGCGGTAGATTCTCCCGCTCCCGCACCTCGTCCGCCGTCATCCACCACTGCGCCTTCTGGTAGGCGTCGTACCGCTTCGTGATGTCGCCCTTCAGCACTTCGTTCAGATCAAACTCGACATACTGCCCCTGCATCGTGGGCTCGGGGTCAATCAACTGGACTTGCAGCGTCTCCTCGAACATACAGAGCGGCGGGCCCATCGTGTCCATGTAGAGCATCAGGTGTTGCTCCGTGATGTTCGAGAACGTCGCACGATCGAGGATCTGGATAACGGGCGGCGGCATATCGTACGACGCCGCTACCTCCTCCCGCGTCAAGCGGCGGGTGTTGATGATCTCGGAGTCCACCATCGAGTGCTGCATCGGCTCCCACTTCGCACCGCCCATCATTATCGCCACGCGGTAGGCGTTGTCGACGCCGCCGTAGGTGTCCTCCACCTGCTTGCGCGTGGTGGCGACCTGCTCGTCCGTCAGCTTCTCCTGGATACTCCAGGCGCCGACGGGGCGGGCGCCGTGTTCGTAACTCGCAATCTGTGTCCGCTGTGCCGCGTCCTCGACGATCAGCGTCCGCCGCAGCGGCTCGATCGGCGACGGCCCCACCAGGTCACGGCCCGGCCCCCACCAGCGCCAATGCACCACTTCCTCGGGGCGGAACGGTATCCGGTTACCGCGTTCGTCGCTGTAGATGTACCAGTCGACGGCGCGATCGGTGCCGGGGATCAGCCTCCAATAGGCGAAGGAAGACGGGATTAGCTCGGTCGGTGGCTGCCCTTTCTCCTGGATCTTCACCGCTACGCAGTTGCCATAAATCCCGATGTTCCCGATCACCGCCGACTTGAACTGGAATGGCGTGCAACCCTCGTAGGGGCGGCGCAACAGGTCGGCCAGCGGCCCCTCGCGTACCCGCTGACGCTCGCCGTCCTCGTCGCCCGCGACGTACACCTTGAGCGGGATGCGCCCAATGCCGCGCGACAGCTTGTTGACCGTCGCGTTAACCCATATCTGCGACAGGTAGATTTTCTCGTAACTGGCGTTGGCGCCGTTGACGAAGCTGACGTTACCGGCGCCGGTCCCGGTCCGAGGCCCGCCGCTCGTCGTCTCGTCCATGCTGAGGTAGATGTTATCCAGCGTCACGGACGCCTGGAACCCCTTGACCATCGTTTGCAGTAGCGTCATTTGCCGACTCCTTGTGCTAACAACACGGCGGCCACGCCGCCCACGATAAGAGCCCCTGGGGGAAACACTAGCCACACCCCGGCCATGATCCCTGCTATGCCGATGATTTCCAGTACGACGGAAGGCCGCATCACGCTCGCTCCGCCACGATGTTGCAATAAGCGTCGCCAGTCGGCAGGTTCTCTAGCGTCGCCTCGGTGGAGGTGCCTACGTACCGGAGACGTGGGAAGCCGGCGGCCGTGAGCATATCGACAAATTGGCGCGGCGTCGCGTTCGATACGCGGGCAAGCTGTCCCTCGGAGTATTCCAGGATCATCGCCCCTACGCGCTCCAGTGGCGCATCCTTCAGCGCGCCGTACTCCGCTCCTTCGATGTCCATCTTCAGGATGCACTTCCCTCGCTTCGGCAGGATGTCGGCCAGCGGCAGGATGTTCACCTCTTCGCCATAGTCCGCCAGGTGGGAGGCGCCGGGGTTGTTGAAGTCCCGGCGCATAAACGCCTTACCGGCGGCGCCGTTCACCGCCGCCTGGATCACGCTGGCGTCGATTTCGTTAAGCGCGAGGTTGCGCCGTAGCCGGTCCGCATACAGCGGCTCCACGGCGATAACGTTCCTGTACCACTTCGCCGCCGGAACAGTGTGGGCGCCGAAGTGCGCCCCGACCTCGACCAGTGTGCGGGTCTTCCCACCCAGCGCCTCCAGTTCCTTCAGGACGGCGGGCTCCCACGGTTGGCCGCGCTGGAGTGCCGCCGATACAAAGCGGTCCTCGGTGTCGATAAAAAACTGCCCCACGCCAGGGACGTCGACCGGCTTAGACGGATCGACCGCGACCAGCGTCACGGGTTCCTCCGGTGGCGGCGTCCAGGATGCGTCGAACTGGCGATAGGCGTAGCTCCCGTGATGAAGCAGGTACGGCTTCGCCGCGAGGTAGGACCGCACCCCGGCCATCTCCCTGGCGCGCTTGCAGAAGGCATAGTCCTCGCTCAACTCTTCCACCTCGCCGTCCGTCCAGGGATAATCAAGCGCGAAGAACGGGTGGTAGCCGTGGCGCGTCCGCGGAATCACCCGCGCCAGCTTCTCAAGTACACTCCGGTGGATTGCGATGAAGCCGGTCCCGACGTACTCCACGTCATAGATGGCCTCTTCCCCCAGGCGGATCGGCGGCGACTCCGGCCAGAGCCGCAGGGCATAGCCGCGCCCAAACGTACGCTGTGAGTAGGCTCCACCCACAATGGCGTGCTCCTGCTTCGCTGCCTTCACTATGTAGGCCAGATCACCGTCCGCCCATTCGATATCGTGGTCGATCATTACGACGACGTCGCCGAAGCCCTGGTCCATGAACTTCGTCGCGGACCCGCTGCGGCTACGCGGGATAAGGCTGTCCTTCGCCTGGTCCCATATCGCCAGCTCGCCGGGGAAGCGATGGGAGTCCCGGATGAGGGACCGCACCATCGGGGACGTTGGACGCTCGTCGTACACAAAGCAGACCACAGTCGCTTCCAATGTATCCGTCATACCACCACCACCTTGAACTCTGGCACGTCCTCGTGCCGCATCTGGGCGTCGATGGCGCCGACGATCCCGACGATGCCGTCGATCTTCCCTTGCGACGACGCCTTGTCAGGCTTCAGGTTGCCCGCAGGATCTTGCTTGACCGCCACGTTATCCGCCATCCACGCGAGGATCGGGTTCCCCTGGTGGTTCAACTTCCGCCCCAGCAGGCGTCGCTCGAACTCTTTCATCGGCGCGGCGAACGACATAAACCCCATCCCCATCGCGAAGACGCGGTCCTCGCCCAACTCGTCGGTCAACTCCATCCCGAGCTGGGCGCCCTGGAAGAGCCGGTCAATGTTCATCCTTCGCAGGCCGAACTTTACCGAGTCCTCCACGACACGCTGCTTTACAAAGCCGTAGTCCACCGCTGCCTTCTTCGTCACTTCGAGGAACCCCCTACGCTGCCATTCCTGGTACTGCGAGCGGTACTGGTTCATCGGGTCCGTCAGCCGCGCCACGGGACACCAGAAGCGCGCCACGATGTCCACCTTTTCCGGGTCTTTCTCGTGGGGGAATAACATCACCCACGCCGTCAGGTCCGACACGGACGACAGGTCCAGGAACCCGTAGAAGCCCCGCCCGACCAGTCCGCTCTCCGCCACTACCCGGCCCGCGTTCGCACCCCACGTGTCCATCGAGATCCAGCGCGTTGATTGCTGGACCCACTGGTCCAGGTACAGCCTGCGAAAAGTGTTCTCCACAGCCGGGACTTGCTGCGCCTGCTTGCACATCCGGCGCATCTCCCCGATGTCGCGGTAGATGCCCAACCCCGGATTGCACGTCTTCCACACGTCCTCGTCCGTCCAGTCCGCCTCCGGCGGCGCTGACCATATCTCGGCGTATAACGTCGGATCGTCGATCGCGCCCGAGATAACCTGCTCGGCGTACTGGTGCATCTCCCAGCAGATCGACGTGCGGTCGTATCCCGCTGTCGTGATGTAGTAGCCCAGCGGGCTCTCCCTCGCGCCCGTGCCGGTGCTCAACGCGTCGTGCAGGTCGCGGGTCCGCTGAACGTGGAACTCGTCGAAGATGTAGCCGTTCGGGTTGAACCCGTGCGCCTGGGCGGCTTCCGCCGGTATCGCCCAGTAGAAGCCGTCCATCTTCGGGTTCACGATGCGCTTCGTGGAGTCGATAATCTTCAGCCGGGACTGCAAGAACGGCGCCTGCTTCACCATCCCGGCCGCCACGCGGTAGACGATCCCCGCCTGCTCCCGCGTGAAGGCGGCTCCGTAGACCTCGGGGCCGCGTTCGCTGTCCGCGGCCAGCAGCTTCAGCGCGTGCCCGGCGGCCATCTCGCTCTTGCCGTTCTTCCGCGGAATCTCGATGTACGCCGTCCGGTACTGCCGCGAGCCGTCCGCGTTCCGGCGGCCGTACAGCTCGCGGATCTGGCGCTCCTGGAACGGCTGCAGGTTGAACGGAACCCCGGCCCAGCGGCCCTTCGTGTGTTTCAGCGCCCGGAAGAAGCGTACCGCCTGCTCCGCCTTCGTCTCGTCGAAGTACGGTCGGCGGGCCATTCATCACCCACACCCGCCGCAGAGTTCGACGGGCATCGAACAGACGGAGCACTCCGCAGCGTCGGCCACTTCCGGCACGGTCATCCGTCCACGACTGGACGGCGTAAGGCCAAACTCCACGCAGAAGGCTCTGAGTTGCGCGAGGTACTTCTGCCCCATTGACACTTCCGGCCTCGGGCGCACCATCGTGCCGCCCTGCGCGCTGTGTGTCGTGTAGGTCAGACCCTCTTTGTCGATGATCTGCTCGCACTGCCGGAGTCGCGACCACCCCTGGCAGTACCCAGCCAACGCCACGCGGTCCACCAGGGTGAGTAATCCGAGGCGTTCCAACTCGGGAACGACCCGGCGCCACTCCCGGCGGGCCTCACCGGACAACCAGGCCGGACACGTTGGGGTGACGGGCGTGGGCTTCGGTTCCGCCTTGTTCAGGGCGCGCTTGCCGCGGTTCCCCTCGATCACCTTGAGGTTCGTGGGCTTCGGCTTCCGGCCCCTCACGATGCGGCCCGCCTTTTCGCTTGCCAATTTCGCGGACGCTCTAATCCGCTTGCCGAACGGTCTTTGTGATGGTGCGTCACAGGGATTGCACCCGCCCCTGGGGTAAGCCGAAGCCACCGTCTTGTAGCGTCGTCTTCTGGCTGTGATGCGCGTGGCACAGCCCTTGCAGGTTCTCAGGCTCGTCTGAGCCGCCCTGAGCCCGTGGGGTCACGTGGTCCACGTCGGTGCTCGGCCCCCCGCATCCCTCGGCCCGACAGTACGGATCGCGGTTTAGGGTCTGCGCGCGAAGCAGGCGCCAGTCCGCGCCGTAGCCTCGCTCGCTGGACGTGCCACGGGCACGGTCTGCCGCTCGGGCGTGGGCATAGCAGCGTCCGCCCTTAGTCGCGCGTGCGGCGCAGCGTGGCGAAGAGCAGGGGCGAGAGAGCGCGGTGGTCAATTCTGGGTCCAGGCGTAGCGAGTGGGGTAGAGGTGGGGGCCGAACGCGAGGTGGAGGATGCGCTGCTGGCACGTCATGCTGAGCCACTGCTGGACGGACGGCTTGTAGACGCGCATTCAGCGGTCCCTGGATGGTAGGCTGTGATTGCGAAGGCCACTCCGTGGGTGGAAACCGTTGCCCGTTCGATTCGGGCTTGGTTCTGGCGAACCACGGCTAACAAGTTCCTCGGCTCTGCCTTCGCACCTTTTTGCGTGGGCCATCAGTCCCAGCCCCTTGCTCCTCTAGGGGCGATCGTGAGGTTGCGCCATACCGCCCGCGTGTCCAGCGGGTCGTCGTAGGTCATTAGGCCCGAGGCGAACGTCCGCTCCTCGCCGCAGCCCTGGCACCGGCCCTCGCACTCCGGGCCTTCCGGCGTCTTGATGAGCCAGTGGTGGATGTGGGCCGGAGCGCCACCCATAGACAATCCGGCCCTGGTCACGGAAGGAGTTGCCATTCCACCTTCCACGGATACCACGCCGGAGGGCTGCTTACAATACCGCCGTGTCAGTCCGACTTCGCCCACGTCACCGTCCGGCCATTGCGCTCGAGGAACTGGGCGAGGCTAATGACGTGTCAAATGCCACTATGGGACATGGGGCACAGCTAGTAGTACGTGGTTGACGGCTTGGAGGGTAGTGGATTCAATGAACTCAAATGAAACAGTTATCAAC